TTATTTATTATGACTATCGCAACAGCCCGCCCACCCTTAGCAGCCACCCTTATTACAGATGCAAATCCTCAAGTGTGTATTCAATGTTTAGCTGCATACAATGAGGGACATCTACATTTTAAGTGGTTCGATATGGTCACCCTCTGGGAAGATGCTCAGGAAAGAGAGATTGATTTCAAGGAGGCTTTCCAAGAATGTATTAATTATGTACTGTCAGACAGTCCAGCAATGGGAATAGCTGATGAGTACCACTTCCCCGACACTTCCAGACTCTCAGGTAAAATAGCTGATGAGTACATGAACATTAGCGACATTGAGGAATACATAGAAGAGTTGATGAACTTCAGGGAACATTCTTCAGGAGATCTTCCAGACTATCTCTTCCAGTGGTTCCACGAGAATGACAGCGATGGAGACTATGACAGTTTTAATCAGAGGTTCCGTGGTGAGTTCGACAGCGACGAGCAAGTTGCTGAAGATTGGCTCTATAATCAGTTTTCAGCAGATGCCCCAGAGCTACGCTTCGAGAATTGCTTCAACCTTCAGGAGATCTTTGACACTGAACTTTGTTGGGAATCCGAGACCATAGACGGACATACTTACTATTTCTCTGACTACTAAAATTTTTCTTCTTACCTCACACCTTACCTGTAAACACATCATGCACAGACCAACCAACCCCAGCCCCCAGAGATCAAACCAGAGCCGCCTCCATATTCGGCTGTCTGCTCTGGTCTTCTTCCTGCTGTCCTATCTCGTGGCTAGTGCCTACACTGCCCAGCCTTACGAGGACTGCATCAGGGAAGCTACAACAGCCAGACAGCAGACAGAGTGTGCCCTCATCTACCTAGGACGCTAGACAGCCCAGAGCAGCCACAGACCGCCAACCTTTAGCCCTATTTCCTGAAGCTACAGGGGGTAGGGTTAAAATTTTGTAAATTTTTTTGTGCCAGGTGGGGAACCTGTTGATAAATCAAGGCATAAGTTAATTATGTACTACAATAATATTATACTAAAATACTACAATAGTGTCAACTACTCCTCTTTACCTTCAACCTTAATAGACAGTTGTGGAGTCTTAAGATTAATAGTCTCTTCACTCTCCCCTAGTACTTTACCCAATGAATCTAATATCTGAGCAGCGGTTTGATACTGCCCTCTCTTTACAGCCTTCTGAAAAAGATTTATTCTCATTCCCTGGAGTCGTCCAATCATCTTCTCCCTATCTTTATTCCAATCCTCATCGTTCCATTTCTTCACCTGCTTCCAATCTTCCCAGGCTGTCCACACTGAAACATTCTCCTTAACAGCATGATCCAACACCAACTGTCTTGTAGTCAGCCCCTCCAACTGCCTTTTGTATAATTTCTGCTGCCTCGCCTCTATAACTGCTCGACTATTACGCCTCCCAGAGATACCAAGACCTTCTTTCGTCTTTGGAGCGTTCGGATTTCCTGAGTTTGGATGAAAGTATGCTTGAGCCACGGACTAAAATGATACTATTTACTTGAATGA